TCGTCTGAAAACTAGACCTGGTGGAGTCATATGACCCTCTTATGAGTTTACGGCATCTCTCAAATGCCGTTGGTGCGGGTGGGTTACTACCGTCCAGTTTCTTGCTCCTGGTCAAAGAGTAAGTGGCGTGCATGGCAAGACCGTATGAGGAGAGTTGCATAAACTCTCCTTTTTTAGTATAATATAAACAAAGTAATTTTTCTCATGAAAATAGGATTTCAATGTAGTTCTTTCGATTTATTTCATGCTGGTCATGTTACCATGCTTAAGATGGAAAAGGAATTATGTGATTACTTAAAAGTAGCACTTCAAGTTGATCCTACCATAGATAGACCTGGAGTTAAAAATAAACCAGTACAATCCATATACGAAAGATATGTTCAATTGCAAGGGTGTAAATATGTGGATGAAATTTTAGTATACGAAACAGAATTAGATTTGCTTAATTTAATTCAAACTCAAACATTCGATATTAGATTTTTAAGTGAAGAATATAAAGATGTAGATGTTACTGGAAAGCAGTACTGTATTGATAATGGAATTCATATACATTATCATTTGAGAAGACATACATATTCTTCAACTGAAATTAGAAATAGAGTATATGAATTTGAAAAAGTAAAAATGTCCGAACAAACTGATGAGGTTGTAGAACAATATTCCCCAGAACTTTTGGAGAAGTATAAGTAATGTCAATTTTAGTTACGGGTGGAGCAGGTTTTATTGGGAGCAATTTTCTTAATACTTTAATTAATTCTTGTGATGATGAAATTATTTGTTTGGATAGTTTAACTTATGCTTCTAATTTAAATAATGTTCCAAAGGAAGTAACTTTACTTCCATATGATATATCAAACAAAGATAAAGTATTTGAAATTTTCACTATACATAAACCAAAATATGTTTTTCATTTTGCCGCAGAAAGTCATGTAGACAATTCTATTAAAGATTGTACTCCTTTCATTCAGACAAATATTATTGGAACTGTAAATCTTCTTATGGCTTCTCTAAAATATGAAGTTGAAAAGTTTATGCACATTTCTACTGATGAAGTATATGGTTCTATTAAAAATGGATCTTTTACAGAAGAAACTAATTATGACCCTAGAAATCCATATTCTGCATCAAAAGCATCTAGTGATCATTTTGTAAAGGCATTCAACAATACATATAATCTACCTACGATTATTACGAACTGTTCCAATAATTATGGTCCAAGACAACATAGAGAAAAACTTATACCTCAAACAATATGTAACCTTTTAAGAGGTAAGAATGTTCCTGTATATGGTGACGGAAAACAAATTAGAGATTGGTTATATGTTCAGGATCATTGTGAAGCATTAATAGAAGTGTGGAAGGGGGGTAAAATTGGAGAGAAATATAATATCGGAGGAGAATGTGAACTTCATAATATTGATTTAATTAGAAAAATTATCTCTATGATGGGAAAAGAAGAAAGTATGATAGAATATGTAAAAGATAGGCCAGGACATGATAGAAGATACTCAACTAATATTAATAAAATTTCTGCTGATTTAAATTGGAGACCAAAATTTAATATTGATGAAGGACTTAAAGAAACATTGAATGGTATGAACTCTACAGCAACTGAACTGGAAGATGTCTACATTATTGAAAACAAATTATTTCAAGATGATCGTGGTTTCTTTATGGAATCATTTAACTTGAAACAATTTCGTGACATTGTTGATTATCCTATCGAATTTGTTCAAGATAATCATTCAAAATCATCACAATCTGTCTTACGTGGACTGCATTATCAAATTAAATATCCGCAGGGAAAACTAGTAAGATGTATCTCCGGTTCTATTTACGATGTTGCTGTTGATCTTAGGAAGTCTTCGAGTACTTTTGGTAAGTGGATTGGTGTCGCACTAAATCGACCAGAGAAGCATTTGTGGATTCCATCTGGATTTGCACATGGATTTCATGTCATGAGTGAAACGGCAGAAGTTGCATATAAAACTACTGACTATTATGTGCCAGGAGACCAAGAAACTCTTGCATGGGATGATTCTACTTTAAATATTGACTGGTTGAATATAAAGGAACCAATTTTATCTAAGAAAGATGAAGTGGGTAAATCATTTGAGGAGTGTTATAAGTATGAATAAATTATCTGTGTTTGGAGGAACTGGATTTATCGGAGGTAAATTTTGTGAAATGTATCCCGATAAAGTTACTCTAGTCTCAAGAGATGATACAATTCCTCTTACAAAAGATATTCTTTATTTTATTAGTACAACAACAAATCAAAGTGTCTTTAAAGATTTACATGTAGATATTAATACTAATTTAACTCTATTGATGAATGTTTTATGTAATTGTAAGAAGAAGGATATAACATTTAACTTTATAAGTTCTGGTTTTGTTTATGGTAATGATGTATTATATGCAAAAGAAAGTGACTGTTGCAATCCTACAGGGTTCTATTCGATTACTAAAAGAAGTGCAGAACAATTATTAATCTCTTATTGCAAAACATTTGATATAAAATATAGAATTTTTAGAATTGGAAATGTTTATGGATTAGATCCTACAATTACTCCAGGAAAAAATGTTCTTGGATTTATGATTGAACTTCTTAAACAAAACAAAGAAATTAAATTGTTTGAAGGAGGAGATTTTCAAAAAGATTATATGTTTGTTGATGATATTTGTAGATCTATCAAATTTTTAATTGATAAATCTAACGTGAACGAAATTTACAATATCTCTACAGGATATTATAAATCTTTTAGAGATATTATCTTAACCGCTAAAGATATAGTTTCTAGCAAGAGTGAAATACTATCAATTCCATTTCCTAAAGATCAAGAATATATTCAAGTTAAAAATATGACACTCAATAATCATAAACTTTCTTCACTAGGTTATTTTCCAAATATGAATTTTGATGAGGGACTTCTTAAAATGTGTAAGATATATTGACTTTGGATTGATATTATAGTAATATATACTAGGAGTTTAAATATTTTATGTCTGATTATAAGAAGACTGCACTTGTTCTTGGTGCGGGTGGATTTATTGGAAGTCACATGGTGAAGCAACTTCGTTCCGAAGGATACTGGGTTCGGGGAGTTGATCTTAAGCATCCTGAATATTCAGCATCTCATGCGAATGAGTTTGTTGTTGGTGACTTGAGGGATGTTAATCTTGTAAAACGATGTGTTCGTTTTACTGGATACCTTGGAAATTTCTATAGAGATATTGTAGATAAGTTTGCCGAACCTTTTGATGAGATCTATCAGTTTGCTGCTGATATGGGTGGAGCAGGATTTGTATTCACTGGTGAGAATGATGCAGACATCATGCACAACTCTGTGTCCATCAATCTGAATGTTCTTGAGGAACAACGCAAACTGAATGAAATCACAGAACAAAATAAAACTAAAATCTTTTACTCTGGATCGGCATGTATGTATCCAGAACACAATCAACTAGACCCTGATAATCCAGACTGTCGTGAAGAATCAGCATACCCTGCAGCACCGGACTCCGAGTATGGATGGGAGAAACTCTTCAGTGAGCGTCTCTACTTTGCTTACAATCGCAACCATGGCATCCCTGTTCGGGTTGCTAGGTATCACAATATTTTTGGACCAGAGGGCACTTGGGACGGTGGCAGAGAGAAGGCACCAGCTGCAATCTGCCGCAAAGTTGCTCAACTCCCGGAGTCGGGTGGATCTATCGAGGTGTGGGGAGATGGGTTACAAACTCGTTCCTTCCTGTTCGTTGATGAATGCATCGAAGCAACTAGAAGAATGATGGACAGTGACTTTATAGGTCCTGTGAACATTGGTTCTGAAGAGATGGTGACTATTAATCAACTTGTGGATATTGCTGCTGAAGTTGCAGAAAAAGAAGTTTCTAAAAATCATATTGATGGACCTCTAGGTGTTCGTGGTCGTAACTCTAACAATGATTTGATTCGTGAGAACTTGGATTGGGATTATCAGATGACTCTTAAAGAAGGTATTCGTTACACATATTATTGGATTGGAGAGCAAATTAATAAAAAATTATGAAAAATGAAGAAGCAAAAAAATATATTCAAACTTACTATATGAAAACTAACGTTTACTATCACATCTGGGCACCCACAAATACTGATATGTGGAAGATCATGGTTGATGAGCAGATTAAAAGACTTTATCGTTCTGGATTGCCAGAGATTGCTAATGTAAAGTGTGCAATTAATGGACTACAAGCATCTAGAATTGCAGATTTTGTTTCTCTATATGATTGGATTGATATCCTTGATGTGCAGGATAGTGATAATGAATATGAAGGTTTAACACTAAAGCATCTCTATGAGGATTGTATCAACAAAACTGTAGATAAGGTAATGTACTTTCATACTAAGGGTATGAGTCATATGTGTGGTACTAGAGATCACTATTCTGACCGTAAAGTGCGAGCAATAAATAGTTGGAGACACCTCATGGAATGGGGATGTATTGATAAATGGAAAGAAAATCTTGATAAATTGGATGAATATCAAGTATCGGGAGTAAACTATTGTTTAGATCCTTGGCCACATATGAGTGGTAATTTTTGGTGGGGAAGAGCAGATTATATTTCAACCCTTCAACATCCAATAAACGATGCATTTGTCAGAGAGAAAGAGGATTTCGGTCCTATTGAGAGGATGAATTTTGAAAAGTGGATTGGAATGAAGAACCCATCCACATTCAGTTTCTATAATGCACCGTTCAGTTACGATTTCAAAGGTATGAAACCTGATATGCAACCCACACTAGATGGGGAACCACACTGGTTCTGGTTATATCGTGACGACATTCATCCACATTATTTAAAAGAATTATGAGCACAAAATTTGGATGTTTTCATACAGTGTATGAAAACAAAAAAGCAACTGAGTTTATTCTACAAGAGTTTAGAAAGTATCATCCTGATGCACCATACACAATTTGCTGTGATGGTGGGGTAGACTACTCTGATCTTTGTGAGAAGTATAATGTAAACTATGTTCACTCTTACATGAGGATTGGTCGTAGGAATTGGGGACACGAGTCTGGTGTATATGGATTCACTAAAGACGAAACTCTGCATTGGATTCATATGTTCCGTGAGGCAGCACGATATGTGAAGTCTACTGGTGGAACTCATATGATTATGATGGAAGATGATGTGCTTACACAAAGTGAAGTTAAAATTCCATTAGAATGGGAGTGTGCTGGATTTGAAGTTCCTGAAAACAAAATTCAACCAGCACTTTTAGACTTTATCAAGACAAAATATAATGCTAATCCAAATGTAGATTGGTATGGTGCCGGTGGTGGAAGCATCTATAATATCAATACTTTCCTTGATAACTACCATAAGATCTATGACTTCTTAGATTTTGAGTTTGATTACATTCTTAAATATATGGATCATAGATTTGGATGGTTAGATCTTTACATGCAAATCGCATACTTTGTTTGCGGTAAAGACTATTCTATCAACACCAATTTAACTGAAACCTGGAAGACACCCAACTTCCGTGAGACTAATTTTTCTCTTGTTCATGCGTATAAGGAGCTTTATTGATGAAAATTGCACTTGTTGGACCCGGTATTATGCCCATTCCTCCCGATGGATGGGGTGCCGTTGAAAGTTTAATTTGGGATTATGCCCTTGAGTTGGATGAATTGGGGCATGAAGGATCAATTGTAAACACTCCCAATTATGATGATATCATTGAGTATTTGAACGAAGATCAGTATGACTTTGCTCATATACATTACGATGTTTTTCATCCTATTATGGATAGGATTGTTGCCGAGACCAACATTCCTAAGTTGGCATTTAGTAGTCACTATCCATATATTGATCAACCACATATGCATCGTCGTGATGGATATGATAGAATCTTTGATTGGATTATTAATAATAAAAAATATTATGTCTTCTGTATTTCGAAGAAGGATTATGATACTTTTAAGAATGCCGGAGCAGATGAAAGTACACTTCTTCTTTCTGAAAATGGTGCAAATCATAAAAGATTTACCTATCGTAGTGAAGCACTAAAACCTGATAGATCTTTGTATTTGGGACAGATTTATCATCGTAAGAAGCAATGGTTATATCAGGATATTGATTCGATTGATTATGTTGGACAAGATACTGGTGCTACTCCGTTTGATCAATCTAAGAACTATCTTGGTGAGTGGAGTGATGATTATAAGAGGGAACATTTTACTGACTTTGGTAGTCTTGTTCTTTTATCTGATGGTGAGAACGGGACACCTTTAGTTGTAAAAGAAGCAATTGTTAATGGACTTGGTGTGGTTATTTCTAAGTATGCTGCTCATGATCTTTCAGACGATCTGCCTTTTGTAACTGTGATTCCTGATGATAAACTTACTGATATCTCTTATGTCGAAGAAAAGATCAAAGAGAATCGTGAAGTATCTGTTGGTATGAGAGATGATATTAGGCAATTTGGTATTGATAATTTTTCTTGGGAAAGTCTTGTAAAACTTTATGCTCAAAATGTTGAGAAGTTAGAACCAAATGCGAATTAGTATTATTGGGCCAAACACCCCGATTCCACCAAAGGGATGGGGTGCTGTAGAATCTTTAATCTGGGATTATAAATTATCTTTGGAAAAGTTGGGACATACAGTTCAGATAATAAACATTGGGGAACCAATGAAAATTTTGAACATGATTGAGGAGTTTAAACCAGATTTCGTTCATATTAACTATGATGATTGGGTTCCTCTATATCCTTATATCAGATATCCTTGTGCTATAACAACTCATTTTGCTTACATTGAAAGACCTGAATTAATGGGTCCATATAAGGAAAGAGTTTTTGATGTTTTTACTCAAGTTAAACCCACAGTCTTTGGATTGTCTGATGGCATCAACAAAGTATATGAGAATGATTGTAAAATATCTTCAGATAAATTATGCCTAAATCCAAATGGAGTTATGTCAGAAAACTTTAGGGTAACTAATACTCCAAAATTTTCCGACAGATCAATCTTTCTTGCAAAAGTTGATTATAGAAAAAGGCAATGCTTCTTTCAATCAATTGATAGTTTATGGTATGCGGGTAATATTGTAGATCATAGATTTGACCAATCTAAAAATTATCTTGGGGAGTGGGAAAAAGAATATCTTTATGATAATCTAACTGACTATGGCAATCTTGTACTTCTATCTGATGGTGAGGCACATTCTTTAGTTATTATGGAAGCCTTTGCTGCAGGTCTTGGAGTTGTTGTTAGTGAATGGGCCACTGCAAATCTTGATATAAGCAAAGAATTTATTACTGTAGTTCCTGAAGATAAGGTAAATGATTTAGAGTATATTGAGAAAGCAATCATTGAGAACAGAGAATACTCTGTGAAAAATAGAAATGAAATTTTAGAATATTCAAAACAATTTGACTGGACAAACGTAATTCAAAATTATTATATGCCTAATATCGAAAAAGTTATTAAAAATAAAAAAACTAAAGTTGCCGTATGCTTTATTGGAACTGGCAAGTATCTTAATTTTTTACCAAAATATTATGAGAATATAGAAAAATATTTTCTTCCAAATTCAATAAAAACTTTCATGGTCTTTACTGATGGTGAACTAGATGGATTGCCTGATAATATAATTAAGTATCAACAAGAACATTTAAAATGGCCTTTTATTACTTTAAAGAGATTTGAAATTATTGATAAGGCAAGAGAAGAGATTTTAAAAAATGATTGGTTTGTCTTTATCGATGCTGATGGTTTAGTTGTTGATGAAATAAGTGAAGAAGAATTTTTTGATGATGATAAATCTTTCTTTGGAGTTCATCATCCATGTCATTATTTGAAAATGCCAGGACATCAAAGTTTTCCTGGGTCTTTTGAAACTAATCCAAAATCTAGAGCTTCTGTTTCTGATGAAGATGATACCTCTACATATTGGCAAGGATGTTTGTGGGGTGGAAAAGTTCCTGATGTTTTTAAATTGATTGATGAAATTAAAGGAAGAGTTGATGATGATATAAATGATGATATAATTGCAGTATGGCATGATGAAAGTCATTTAAATAAATTTTTTATTGAAAATAAGAGTAATGTAAATACTCTATCTTCATCATATGCATATCCAGAAGATTTTTCTTCTCAATGTAATTTTGATCCGAAAATAGTTCATCTATCAAAAGACAATTCAAAATATCAAGTATAAAAAAATGAATATTGCTATTTTAGGATCTGCTGGACAGATCGGTGCTTATCTAGAAGAGTACTTAAAAGAGAAAGGTCATGATGTAATTGGTGTTGATATAGTTGAAGGTCCACAGAATGACCTTCGTGTAACACCAAACACTTATGTTGAAAGTATTATTAAGAATGCCGACTTTGTATTCTTTCTTGCTTTCGATGTTGGTGGGTCACATTACCTGAAGAAGTATCAACATACTTTCCAATTCATTAATAATAACACACGTATGATGGCAAATACTTTTGCCTTACTTGAGAAGTATCGGAAGAGATTTATATTTGCTTCTTCGCAGATGAGTAATATGAGTTACTCTCCTTATGGTGTAATGAAGAGAGTTGGTGAACTTCATACCACAGCATTGAAAGGACTCACAGTAAAGTTTTGGAATGTGTATGGTATTGAAAAGGATATGGAGAAGGCACATGTGATTACTGATTTCATCCGTAGAGGATTTGAGGAGGGTGAATTTGAGATGATGACTGATGGCACAGAAGAACGTCAGTTCCTTTACGCTGAGGACTGCTGTGAAGCACTGGAAACTGTAATGGAGAACTTTACAGACTTCAAACCAGAAGACCCACTTCATGTTACTTCCTTTAGTTCTACTTCGATTAAAGATGTTGCTTCTATTATTCAGGGACAATTTAATTTGATTGATAAGACAGTAAATATTAAACCTGGTCTTGCAAAAGATAGTGTTCAGATGGATAAACGAAACGAAGCAGATACTTATATTACTGGTTGGTGGATACCTAAAACCACTATAGATAGAGGGATTGCAAAAGTTTTTGAGGATATGAAAGGTGATTGGATTTAATCATATTGGAACGATTGGAAGATTTGGCAATCAAATGTTTCAGTATGCGGCTCTTAAAGGTATTGCCGCAAATCGAGAGTTTGAATATACGATTCCCCCGGAGAACTCACAAGTTCAAATTGATAATTATGGATTGTTGGAAGCATTTGAACTTGCAGACAATAAAAATATTGGATGGATTGAAACTGAAAATATAATTCAGGAAAAGCATTTTCATTTTGATGAGGATATATTTAATAAGTGTCCTGATAAAGTAAGTGTTTATGGATTTTTTCAAACGGAAAAATATTTTAAGCATATTGAAAACGAGATTCGTAAAGATTTTACTTTTAAAAGTAATTGGTTAGATCCTTGTAAAGAGTTTCGTAGTCAGATGGGAGAAGAAGTCATCTTCCTTCATGTTCGTCGTGGTGATCCTGGTCTTGCTGATAAGAGAGGATTTAAATGGGCATATGTAAACCTTGCAAATCAACATCCTGTGCAACCTCTTGAGTATTATGAAAAAGCACTTGCAGAGTTTGATGAGAGTCTTCCTGTAGTTGTATTTTCCGATTCGATTGAGTGGTGTAAGGAGCAAGAATTCTTTCAGAATGATCGATTCATGTTCTCTGAACCAGAAGATACTCATTCCGATGGTGCATTAGTTCCTTATCTTGATATGTGCTTGATGTCTTTGTGTGATCATGCTATTATTGCCAATAGTTCCATGAGTTGGTGGGGTGCATGGTTGATTCAAAATCCAAACAAAAAAGTAATTGCACCAAGCATGTGGTTTGGTTCTGATTATGCCGACAAAGATACAAAGGATTTATATTGTGAGAATTGGAAGGTTATCTAATGGATAAAAATAAAGCACTCTATAAACTCAAAAAACTTCCTCACATATATTATTTAAATCTGGATGAGCAACCAGAAAGAAAAGAATATATGGAAGAGCAATTTAAGTATTGGGAGATTGAAAACTATACACGCATCTCTGCATACGATGGTAGGGATGGTAGAGACCTTGGAGACATTCTTAAAGGAAGATATCCTGATATGATGTCATCTGGTGAGGTTGGATGCACTACGTCTCATCTGAAAGCAATGGTAGAGTTTCTTAAAACAGATGCTCCATGTGCCTTAGTAATGGAAGATGATTGTGATATTTCTACTGCTGCTCATTGGCCTTTTGAATGGAAAAATTTCTATGCAAAAATTCCTTATGATTATGATGTAATCCAACTTGCTGTCATTAATCCTGCATCAGTTCATTTAAAAATGCATAAGAGATTTGTAAATGATTTCTCAACTGCTTGTTATTTGATTACACGTCGTCATGCACAAAAATTAATTGACCTTCATGTAAGAGGTGATAAGTATAAGATTGATAATGGAGTCAAACCAAGAGCAGTTGCCGATGACTTGATTTATAATTCTGGAAATACTTTTGCTATTCCTTTGTTCTTATATAAACTCGAACTGGGTTCTTCGATTCATGCAGAACATATTGATGCCTTTCATAAGTCAAGTTATGAAGGACTTTGGAATTTTTGGAAGACACAGGCAAATCAAATTGAGGATTGGAACTCTATATTTGATTATGATCCATACTTTAACCGATTACCTCCCATAGAAGAAACAAAAGAGTAAGCATTTATACTGACCACTCTTGACAAGACTTTATGTTTGCTATATAATACTGTAATGTTTCTTAACAAAACTCAAATGACTGTAACAACCGAAGACGGTGGACGCACAAACATGTGGGCCACTGAACCCCGTATGTATGTCGATCCC